TTCATTGTCTTGTCCTCCTAAATTGCCAAGGGTAGAGACGGCTGAAAATCACCATCAAATTTAGCGTTTTTTCTCATATTTTCTTTTGCTTCCAATGGTTGCAGGTTTTCCAGTGCCCAACATCTTTCTGTAGTGTTATTCATTTGAGGAAAGAGCCTCCGCCTTGTCATCCTTGGTTGTTGATGTTCTTGGAGCATATATATCACCGCCATCGTACGGATTCATTTCTAATAGCTCACGGCACTCGTTAGGATTCATTATCTCTTTCGTAATTGCTGTTGCAAAACTATCCATCTGCTCCTTGAAGCTCCCGCGTTGTAGCCCCTGGGCGACAAACTTTGCATAGTGGGTTCTTTTCTTGGTTTGCGGAATAAGGTCGCGCAGTATTGCCTTCTCGATCCCAACCATCCAAGGCATGAGCGCATAGACCACGAAGCTGATCCCGAATTGCTCTGCGCTGGCGTAGGTGGGTGTTTTGTCTTCCGATGATAGGATCGTCAGAGGCATCCCGAAGAAGATGTCAACTATTTCCGCCTTTTGGTATTTTCTCAGTTCGATAAATTGAGAGTCTTTCGGGTCGATGGCAACCTTCTGATATTTCATGCCCTCTTGCAGGAGCATGAGGCGGTGGGATTTGCCGAGGCCGCTGTGTGTTTCGGCAAGTGCTGTCTGTAGATTGCTGTGTCCTTCGGGCGACAGCTTGCCGGGGTGCTCTACAACCATGCCGGGATGTGTCCCGCTTCCGAAATACCGCGCCCCAAACTCCTCAGAGGCCAACCCCAAAGCGATTGACTCTCGAATGTATTGTATTGGATTGACTCCCATAAATCCGTTAATAGTCATCCCACGGATGTGCATGATTTCGGATTGCGGCACATTTTTCAGAGTTCCATCAGGATATTTCAGCACATATGTGAGCCTGTATTTCTCATCCTGCTTGACTTCCTGTACAATCCCGGGAGCCAGTGGGATCAACTCGCGGACAGGCCCGGTCAATGACAACCCTCGGTTCTTCAGAGCAAAAAAGTTGCCCCTTAATGGGAGGTGGTTCATCGCCATGCCCCAAAATTCCGGGGCGGTCATCCATTCATTAGGCTGATCATGAAGAAGGTAGTAAAGATCGTCATCGGTCGCTTTGAGTCTGTTCCGCCCATCAACTTTCATGAGGTGACAGGGGAGTGTTCCGATGGCGCGGGACAGAACATTGACACAGGAATACACCGTCGCCTGACGCATGGCCGTATCGTTTGATACCGACACGCCCGAGGCCGTAGACCCGCCGCCGAACGCAGACAAGATCATCCGCTCAAGTTCCTGGGGGTGCATCGCCTTAGGCCGTGGCATCCTGGCAACAATTCCCATTATTCTTTATCCCTCATCAGGTAGCCGACAATCATAAGCAAGACCCCGCACACCATGAACGCCAACCACTCGCCCCATTTCAGATAGAGGCCGTAACCGAGCATTCCGAGGCCGCCGAAAACGAAACCGTCCCTGATATCAAAGGCATTCCACAGCCCTTTGAACAGAGACGAAAAAAAGGTTCCTATTCTTCTAATTATTCCCACCGCATAACCCCAACCTCTGTTTTATGGTTGTGCTCGTGGTGAGATTATGACAGATTAAAAGGTTTTATGATACGGACAAAGAGGGACAAAAGCGGACAGTTAAGCGATTTTCTCCTGCAACCGCCACTTGTCAATATCATCTTTCTTGATAATCGGGTGTCCAGCGGGGTCTTTCACAACAGGGAGGCCCCGCTTTTTGTGATATCGCATGGCGGTTTTCTCACTTACTTTGAGATATAACGCTATATCACCCCATCTGGTTAGAGTGTCGGTCATAATTCTCCTTTTAAAATGCCATACCAGCAAGAATTTCCTCTTTCGACATGCCCTCATACGCCGATTCTTCATGGTGCAGGATCGCCCGGCCTATTCCCATGATGATACAGACACCGCCGTCAATTTTGTTCTCGTTGCGTTCTTTCGTCGGATAATAATATTTCACCGGGCCAGTGTTGCGCCCTTGCCGCTTGACGATGTTCCCTATCATCCATGTCAACACCGGATCGCCAGAGTGCCAGAGCTTACAGTCGTAAATCAGGGCCTCTACTTCCTTCATCGGCTCCGACATGAGCGCCGGGCCTTGTGTGATCTCAATACACTTCTCCGGACCCAGCCACTCCATGACATTGTTGACAAGATATGTTGATTCGCGCGGGTCGTAGGCCAGCTCACAGATAGGATGATCGGCGTTGATCGCCTTAAGATCATCTTCAATGTACTTGAAATCCGTCCTCGCGCCGGGGGTCTGTGTGATATATCCCTCCTTCACCCACTTCACATAGTGATCATTTCCGGCCAGTGTAACGGTTTCCTCTGGAAGATAGTGCTTTGCGAAGGCTGCATACCCGCCGTTGTGTTCAAATACCAGCACCAAGGAGGAGATATCTATCTTTGAGGCGAGATCAAAGGCAGCATAACAGGGTTTCCCCTTGAAATCTTCCAGCTTGGAGGATTCATCTTTGCAGGCTTCCCACTTAACCATATTCATCCAGGCGACGCCGGCATTTTGCCATGCGTCAAGATGTTTACATAAATTGATATTTTGTTTGGAAACATCCGTCATTGCTTCTTTATATTTTCTTTCAAGATAATCCGGCTCAATGGATACACCATATCCAGGGTTAGCCATTTTCCAAACTTCAAAGTCCTTCCAATCCATATCCTGATCAATGGTATAGATTATTGCAAAAAAAGAATCATCTTCAATGGTCCCCTCTAAAATCTTAATTGCTTTTAGGTGCATATCATAGCAAGGGGCCGATGTGTCTGTTCCTGCCGTGGTAATTACATACAGCAATGGTTGTTCTCTTGATCCCATCCCGGTACTCATGGTATCAAATTGTTCACTTGTTCTATGCTCATGATACTCATCGATGATAGCACAATGAGGACTTGATCCATCTCCAGGCTTTCCTATAACCGGCTCGAACCTAGACATATCCTCAAGACGGTAAATACTCGTAGGGTTTTTTGGATTACCGGAGAGAGAAAGTCCAAATCTTTCGCACAATTCAGGGCTATTTTTTACCATCATCCATGCAGGACGGAACACCTCTAGTGCCTGCTTTAATGATGTTGCGCCCGAATATATTTCCGCACCAGGCTCCCTATCAGATGTCAGCATATAGAGACCGGTGGTTGCAAGTCTGGTTGATTTACCTGTTTTACGTGGACGCTCATCATAAACAATGCTAAACCTTCTCTTATTGTTTTTCTTTTTGATCCACCCAAAAATAGCCCCCTCTACAAATATCTGTTCAGGTTCGAGGGTTATTTTTTGTCCCATCCATTTTCCCTTTATGTGAGGTAACTGCTCTGCAAAACCACACCTCCTATCTACTGGCTTATACTCATTGCCATCCCTATCTATTAGGATGGGATTAAATTCATATGGATATGATGGATCATTTTTTGATTTTTTAAGATCGTTAAGATGTCTCTTGCATGCTAATTTTACATAACGGCAAACCGGTATTTTCCCATCAAGGACATCAAGACAGTATTGATTTGCTATATTTTCGTAATCACGATTCATGTATTCTATTGCCTTTAATCTTGTTTTCGCGGCCCCATAATGGTTGTAAATTTTCCAAGGCCCAGCACCTTTTAATTTCTTCTTCGTTGTCAAAATTAAAGCTTGAAACAGGGATAATGTGGTCAACCTCCCATCCCCCCCTCCCATAGTTTCCCCATGTCATTCCTGGCCTAAACAGTCCTTCAAGGTGCTTTTTGAGGTCTTCAATATTATACCCAACCAAGCTTTCCCAGTGTCTTCCCATTTTCCTACCCTTCAGGGACAAACACATCATCATTCCCATGTTTCTTTTTAATCTTCCAGATGGAGTTGATCTTAATCTCGCTCCGGTTATGCGAGTATTTCTTCGGACCCTATCTGGATTTCTCATTACCCAACTTTTAATCATTGCCTTGACTTTTTCGGGGTTCTTTTTCTTCCACCTTTCAACATTCTCTTTGTGTCTTTCTGGATTATTTTCCCGCCATGCCCTTGACCCTGCGAGGTGTTTTTCTTTGTTCTTTTTTTTCCATTGACGATTAACTTCTAAAATTCTCTCCTTGTTGGCGGCACGATATGCCTTATTATATTCTTTCAGGCATAAGCGACATGATGATTCAAGCCCGTCTTTATGCCCTTTGTTTTTAGGAAAATCTGTAGCAGGCTTTAGACTCCTACATTTGGGGCAATATTTCATTGCCGGGATACTGCCGGAAACAATATCCTTGCAGTATTTAAGGGCGGTGGGGGTGTAATCTTTGGTCATCTATATTTTTCCTATAATCCTATTCCAGAGTGTAGAAATAAATGATTGTGGATGAATGGCCGCTCCTTCTTTAAGTATTTTAACCCGTCTTCCCGTAGGTAAACCCTTATATTGCTTTTCGAGTTCCAACTTTAACCTATCCAAAGACAAGGGTGGTGGTGGAATGTACGACATCATATCTCCTTTCAAAACCCCTCAAACTCGTTTTTCTTTTCTTTCTTCTTTGGTGTGCCTACCTTCTGAGCAGCGGCAGGTGTCAATCCGAATTCGGTTAATAAAGAATGAACGTGACGCGCCGCCTTCTCTCGAAGCCTCACTGCCGGGTGTTCTTTCAGAATATCGTCACCGTAAGAGTTGGTGGTTTTGTAGACATAACCATTAACTTTCTCGCCTGTTTTTTCATCGACTGAGTTATTCAGCATCTTATCAAACCGCTCTACCTCCTCCATACGACAGGCAAGCAAGGCGATTGCTTCCGTGTGTGACCTTGAGGCCATTCCGAGGTCATCAAGCCGCCGGACCATATGATGAAATATCTGTTTTGCTCGTCCATTCAACCAGGATGGAGGTAATGGTTTTTCCTTAGAGGGTTCAGGCACTTCTTTCTCGCGATGGGGTCTGTTTGTACCCTTCACTTTCTTTATTTCTATTGGGATTACCTTTCTTCCTGCCATCATAATAAACTCCTAAAACTGATTTTCTATTTTGGCCTCGTAAAAAAGTAAG